CAGATGAATTTGCAGGTGGTAATAGACAAGGTGGCGAATTTGATACAACACCATCAGATGCACAACAAGCAGCAGACGAATTTGCAGGTGGTAATAGACAAGGTGGCGAATTTGATACAACAACTGTACAAGAACCAGCAACAGGTCAAACCACACAAACAGACGAACCTGTACAAGAACCAGCAACAGGACAAACAGACGCAAATACTGAAGAACCTCAACAAGATGCATTAGCAGGTCGATTAGATACAACAACACCGAGCTTAATGGATGCATATAACGATGGCGGCAAACAAGCAATGGACAGTGTTCGTGATTTGCAGCAAGCACTAGAACGTTTAGGCATAGATCCAAATGGTGTAGACGGAAAGTATGGCCGCGGTACATATGCTGCCGTGCAAGAATTTCAAAGACAAAATGGGTTACAAGTAGACGGCGAAGCAGGTCCTGAAACAATGGCTGCTCTACAAAGAGCGATAAACGCTCAAGCTGGATCAACGGCGGCGCAGCCTCAAGCAGCAGAGCCTACCACAGGTCCAGACGATGGTACAAGAGGCGGTCAAGAGCCAAACAGAACTGTACAAGAACCAGCAACAGGTCAAACCACACAAACAGACGAACCTGTACAAGAACCAGCAACAGGACAAACAAGTCCTGGAACAGGCGCAACAGCTCCTGGAGATATTGGTGACGGTTTGAGAGGTGGCGGCGATGACTCCGAACAAACTATTGTACAAGAACCTGCAACTGGGCAAACTCAATCACAAGCAGTACCTGTAAGACCAGAAGAAATGGATAGATTCCAAGAACTAATGGATAAAGTAGAACAAGAACAAACATCTACTTCGGCCGCTGGACAAGAATCAGGTCAACCAAACGCAGAACTAGACGGTCAAGAAAGAGGCGTGCAAACAGCAAGTGTTGATATGTCTATGAAAAATATGCTTGCTTTGGTAGAGTTTATGCTACATGAAGCACCTGAAGATTTAACTGATCAAGAACGTGAAGAACTAGATGCACTTTTTGCAAGATTGGAAGCAAGCGATGATCCTAGGGCTAAAGAACTTGTATCTCGTTATAATAAAGCATTTCCTAAATCAGACCAAGCAATTGACAATAAGATGGATAGAGATAATGCTGCATCATCTGCAAGTGCAGACGGACCTAGAACAAGAGGCGGCAAACGTGGATCTGAAGGAGAAGGTAACATAGACGCTCAACGTAATGTTTTACAAAATCATAATGCGTTAGCAGATGAAATTAGATCCGGATCAAATCCAATTGTTGCTGAAATTGAAGCAGAACTTGCAAAAGGTGGCAATATTGTACAGTTTAACGGTGTATGGATGACTAAAATACGAGATTTAGCACGCGAAGCTGACCCTCAAAGATTTCAATCACTAAATACTAAACTACAAGTTGCATTAGCAGGATATTTTAACAAAAAATATAACGGCGGCAGTGATACAAACTTTAGAATTGGCAATACTAACGATTTTTATAGAGGTATACAGCAACAAATTTCAGGTAGCCAAGGTGCTACAAATAGAGAAAGTTGGGACAATGACATGACAGATAAATCAAAATTAAAAGAAGCATCAATGAACATTTCAATGAATGGAACAAATGCTTCTGAAATCGGAGAACTAATGCGCATTATGCAATTAGCAGGCACAGGTGGCAGCGGAGAACATACTCATATGCCAATAGCACCCGATGCATTGCATACTGATGATGATTCGCATAATGAAATGCCATGTCCTGTTTGCGGTATAGCACACGGCGAAGAAGCTCCTACTCCGTGTGGAATGGGAGAAGAACTTGTAGGCGAAGATTGGGATAATGGTCCTAGTGAAGAATACAAAGATCATAATTACATGGTTAAAGATCTATCAGGTGGTATTAATAGACAGAAAAAAATGTATGCTGCTTCACAACGCGGAGACAATGCTATGGCAGTAGAATCAGTTAAAGATCAGTTATACAAAGCACTCGAAGGCAAATACGCTAATGATGCACAACGCAAAGCAGTGCATGCAGCAAAGAATAAGAAAAAGTAAATATCCCCCAGAACTCAATAGGGCCTAAGGGCCCTATTTTTTTGAGTAAATATACATATGAGTAAGTCATTAGATGGTGTCTTAACAAAAAAGGCAAACCGTAAAGAAACATTTACAGAAGATCATATTCAAGATCTTATGCAGTGCATGGATCGTGATAATGGGTATCTTTATTTTGCAAAACATTTTGCAAATATACAACACCCTGTACAAGGCAAACTTTTATTTGATCCTTACGAATATCAACTTAGGTTGTTACACTCTTATCATAATTACCGATTTAACATTAACATGATGCCACGACAAACAGGAAAAACTACTTGTGCTAGTATCTACTTGTGTTGGTATGCTATGTTCCATCCAGATCAAACTATTCTAATTGCTGCACACAAATATACAGGTGCGCAAGAAATTATGTCACGTATACGCTATGTGTATGAAACTTGTCCAGATCATATTAGGGCAGGTGTAACAAGTTACAACAAAGGTAGTATGGAATTTGAAAATGGATCACGCATTATAAGCCAAACAACAACTGGAAACACAGGACGTGGTTTGTCTATCTCTTTACTATACTGTGACGAGTTTGCGTTTGTGCAACCTAATATTGCGGAAGAGTTTTGGACTTCAATATCTCCTACACTAGCAACAGGTGGTCGTGCTATCATTACTAGCACACCGAACTCAGATGAAGATACATTTGCTACTATTTGGAAACAAGCAGAACAAAAGTTTGACGAACATGGCAATGAACAAGATGTTGGCATAAACGGATTTCATGCTTTTAGAGCAAGTTGGGACGAACATCCAGACAGAGACGAACAATGGAAACAAGATGAAATAGGACGTATTGGCGAAGAAAAGTTCCGACGCGAATATGGCTGTGAGTTCTTAGTTTTTGATGAAACATTAATTAACAGTATTAAACTTGCTGCTATGGAGGGTGTAAATCCTATTCTAAATATGGGGCAAACACGTTGGTATAAAAAGCCCACAAGCCAATACACATATGTTGTTGCACTTGATCCTAGTATGGGTACTGGCGGCGACTATTCTGCCATACAAGTTTTCGAACTGCCTACCTATGAACAAGTAGCAGAATGGCAGCACAATACTACTGCTATACCCGGACAAATAAGAGTACTTGCAGACATTTGTAAGTATATAGAAAGTGAAACAAAAAATCCCACAGGAATTTATTGGAGCGTGGAGAACAATGGATTAGGCGAGGCTGCCCTTATCGTTATAAACGATTACGGTGAAGAGAACATTCCGGGGTTGTTCGTCAGTGAGCCTATCCGCAAAGGACACGTTCGTAAATTCCGCAAAGGTTTCAACACTACTCACAGCACAAAAGTTACTGCTTGTAGTAGATTGAAAACAATGATAGAAAATGACAAGATGACAATAAAATCTAAACCGTTTGTGTCAGAATTAAAAGCATATGTAGCAACAGGTTCTAGCTACCAGGCTAAATTGGGTCACAGTGACGATTTAGTAAGTGCTACACTATTAGCACTTAGAATGATGAGTGTGTTAAAGGATTGGGATCCTAGAGTTTACAATACCTTTAACCAAGCTGAAGATATAGAAGATTATGAACAACCTATGCCAATCTTCATAAGTACTAATTATTGATAAATACATTGCAATGAAAAATTTAGATCTAATAGCAGAAGAACTTTTTAACAAAATACGAGGACGCTTTCCAAGTGTCACCATTGGTGATGAAGAAGGCAAAGTAACCAACGAGCCAAATGCTGCTCGATTTTTTGACTTCGATTATATGGAAGGCGATAAAAAATTAGGGAGTGTAAACGTAACGCTATCCGATAACGCTATCCAAGTAATGTATAGTAATGACTTTGTAGCTAACGAAGATAGTATTACTAGAGACAATTGGTACGGGTTTTTAAAGGAATTAAGAAGTTTTAGCAAAAAGAGACTTTTACAGTTTGACACAAGGAATATTAATAAATCAAATTTAGATCTAAGAGATTATAAATTTTTAACAAAAGATCGCACCGGAGATAATACAATGAACGAATCAAAGATGTATGGCACTAGCAAAACTAGTTACCAAAATATTGGTGAAGCTAGAATTGCAATAAAACACACTAAACCAGTAAATCATGAATCTGTAACTGGTAGAATACAAAATATAGGTGCAATTTATATAGAAAGTAGCGATGGAGAAAGATTTAAATTTCCATTTAAACACATTAATGGTGCAAGAGCAATGGCAAGACATGTCAGTGAAGGCGGTAAGCCATTTGATGACTTTGGCAAACATATCGAATCTATTAGCGAAGAATTAATTAGTTTGAAAAAATTTAAGTCATACATGAATCGTTCTAGTGTAATGGCTGAAGGTCTTTCTTCATATGTTCGTCCGGTCAATGAAAGAATAGAAGAACTAAAGAAAACAGTGCAACATCTTCAAAAAGAATCCTTTTATAAAAATACTTTTGAAAATTTTGAACTACAAGAAGTAACAGAAGTTCCAACAGACGTAGCAGAAAATTGGATAGATCAACTTACAATACGTCAGTTTAATGAAGAATTAAAAGATGTGTTTCCTTTCGTATACCGCTTGGTAAGCGAAACAACTCGTGCAAAAGAGTTAACAGCAGAATCATTTTTAGACGAAGATCACAGAGAAACCTATACTGTAAAACAAGGCGATACTTTGTATAGCATTGCTAGAGAAATGGTAAAGTATGAAATGCAAGGTATGAGTGTAAATGATGCTGTACAGATGATTGCAGACGACAATGGTATTGAAGATCCAGCAATGATACAGCCCGGGATGGAGTTACAAATTCCTTGGGTGACTGGTGCAGTAGGAGGAGATCCTATGACGGGCGAACCTATAACTAGAGGGTTGCCACATGGTGCATTTGAACATTCTATTGAAAATACATTTGAAGAGCTAATGGGTCAATTTGGTGAAACATTAACACCTACTGACGACGAATGGTCAAAAACATTACAAATCCCAAATAGAGAAACTTGGGAAAAATTAATAAAACAAGCCAAAGCCGAAGGCGATAAAAAAATGCTAGGTAAGTTAATGGCAATGGGTCAATTTAGTGAAAGCAAAGTTGAAATGTGTCCAGAAGCATGCTGCGGCAAGCCTGTCACAGAATGCTCTTGCGGTCCAGATTGTAAACATTGTAATTGCTACGAAAAGAACAAAAAAATGGATGAGAGCAAAAGAGACGTTCCGGTAACAGAATTTGTTTTATCAATGTATGATCGCCATACAGGACAGTTTCCAAAAGGCGAAACAGCAGTACTAACAGCAATAGAAAAAGACTACGGCGAACAGTACATCAATCCTGCAAAAGCGTTTATTGAAGCAATCAATGCAAAGTTTGAAGAATTTAACGGTTATAGAGATCCTGAGCTTGCAGAAGATGATGTGGAAGAAGGTGTTTGGGACGCTGTCAAAGGTGCAGTCAGTGGCGGCATTCAAGGTGCTAAACAAGGATGGACAACTTCAAACTTTCAAAACAAAGCTCAAGAATTAGCAAATCAATACGCTAAAGTTGCTCCACAAGCAGCAAAAGATCCAAACTCATATATACATGGGGGTACCCTTGCAGGGTACCCTGCTATAGAGGCTTTATTAGACATTTATCAAGAGTTGGATGGATTAGGCAGAGAGATTAAAAAAGCAGGCGGCGGCGAAACCACTACATATAATGCAATGCAAATGATAAAAAATATTCAGAGAATAAGACAAGGCGACCAAAATGCATTAAGAAGATTAAACAATCAGATTGCCAGCAACGAAGCCAAATTTATTATGGATTTTGTTAAAAAAGATATTGCAAGTATAAGCGCACAAGGCGAATCACAAGAACAAAACGACATCATGAGATTAGCCGGTCTGTAAAGATTGGCTAAATTCTTGAAATTCTTTGTCAAAAAAGGTTGACAGAAGATAAATATTATTGTATAGTATATAATGTGCTATACAAAATTAGGCACATAGAACATAGGCATATAAAGGAGGCATAACTATGGCATCATTAGCAGAAATCCGAGCAAAGCTCAAAGAACAAGAATCACGCACAAGCGGTAACAGCTCAGGCGGCGGTGATAACAGCATTTACCCATTTTGGAATATTAAAGAAGGCGATAGCGCAACGCTACGTTTCCTTCCTGATGGCAATGCAGACAACACATTCTTTTGGCAAGAGCGTTTGGTAATTAAACTACCATTTGCAGGAGTCAAAGGTCAAACCGACTCACGTCCAGTACAAGTACAAATTCCATGTATGGAAATGTATGGCGAGACATGTAATATTCTTAATGAAGTACGTGGTTGGTTTAAAGATCCAAGTCTAGAAGATATGGGTCGTAAGTATTGGAAAAAACGTTCTTATATTTTTCAAGGTTTTGTTGTGGACAATCCACTAAGCGAGGACACTACTCCGGATAATCCAATCCGTAGATTTATTATTGGTCCTCAAATCTTCCAGATCATCAAACAGGCTCTTATGGATCCAGACATGGAAGAATTGCCAACAGATTACACAGCAGGTGTAGACTTCCGTCTTAATAAAACTTCAAAAGGCGGATACGCAGACTACTCAACATCTAACTGGGCACGTAGAGAGCGTCCACTAAATGATGCTGAAATGCAGGCTGTTAATACACACGGCTTGTTTAATCTAAATGACTTCCTACCTAAAAAGCCAGGTGAAGTAGAACTTAAGGTCATGCAAGAAATGTTTGAAGCGTCAGTAGACGGTGAAGCATTTGACATGGATCGTTGGGGACAATACTTCCGTCCAGCGGGCATGAGTGCAGCAACAGGCGATCCAGTTGCTCCGGCTGCAAGCACACCTGCACCAACACCAGCGCCAGCACCTGAGGCAGCACCTGCTCCTGTAGCAGAGGCAGCACCAGAGCCAACTCCAGCACCAGCAGCTGAAGCGGCTCCTGCAGAAGGTGGCAATGCGCAAGACATTCTTGCAATGATCCGCGCACGTCAAGGACAGTGATAACTAGTGGGGGAGCAATCCCCCATTTTGCTTTTTAGATTAGGAGATATTATGGCGACTAAGGCATTTGATCCGACCAAGTTTCGGACTGCATTAACAAAATCTATTTCAGGTATGAGTGCAGGATTTAACGATCCTACTGATTGGATTAGCACAGGTAACTATGCACTCAATTATCTTATTTCGGGTGATTGGAATAAAGGCGTTCCGCTAGGCAAAGTAAGTGTATTTGCTGGCGAGTCCGGTGCAGGTAAATCATATATTTGTTCAGGTAACATTGTAAAGAGCGCACAAGATCAAGGTATCTTTGTAGTTCTTATTGACTCAGAGAACGCACTTGACGAAGCGTGGCTACAAGCACTTGATGTAGATACTTCAGAAGATAAACTACTAAAACTTAACATGTCAATGATTGATGATGTTGCTAAGACTATTAGTACGTTTATGACAGACTACAAAGCAATGGCGGAAGAAGAACGTCCTAAGGTACTGTTTGTAGTCGACTCGCTAGGTATGTTGTTAACACCAACCGATGTTGATCAGTTTAACAAGGGTGATATGAAAGGCGATATGGGTCGTAAGCCTAAAGCACTAACTGCACTTGTTCGTAACACTGTTAACATGTTTGGTAGTCACAATGTAGGCTTAGTAGCAACTAATCATACATACGCATCGCAAGATATGTTTGATCCAGACGATAAAATTTCAGGCGGTCAAGGCTTTATCTATGCATCATCTATTGTAGTTGCAATGAAGAAGTTGAAACTAAAAGAAGATGAAGACGGTAATAAGATTAGTGAAGTGCGTGGTATTCGAGCCGCTTGTAAGGTTATGAAAACACGTTATGCTAAACCGTTTGAAGGTGTACAAGTTAAGATTCCATACGAAACAGGTATGAATCCATATAGCGGCTTGCTTGAATTGTTTGAAGGCAAAGGTGTAATTGAAAAGAGCGGCAACCGTTTGAAGTATGTTACTACTGATGGTGAAGAACTGCTTGAATACCGTAAAAACTGGACAGGTGAACTACTCGATAAGGTTATGTCAGATTACCTCGTAAAAGAAGCTTCTATGGTAAATATCGCTGAGGTTGACGAGGAAGCAACTGTTTTAGAATCTATCGAGGAGTAACATATGGACGAAAGTCATGTCACCGAAATCTGGCAACTTTTTAAAGAATATTTAGATAAGAAAAATATAGAAATTGCCGCAGAACGTTTTATCGATTTAATGGCAGATTACGGAGTAGGCGACGATACCTTAATCTCGGCATTAGGCGCAGACCCGCATTTAGATAATGCTATTAATTACTTTTTGGATTTGGATGATGTTGATAAATTCGACGACGAAATAGACGATTGGGATGAGTAATGGGATGGTATAGTGAAGTATCTAGAGATATTTCTAAAATTCCTGATGCAGTTGCATTTTTTGAAAACGAACTTAGACAAGCAAAACAAGAGTGTAAACTTGTAGGTAATGTTGAAAAAAGTGCGGCTGCTATGCCAGGCATTGTTGAACATCGTTTTAATCAGCTTCAAGAAATTGAAGCAATCTTAAACTATTTGAATATTGAGCTACGTAGATTGCGTAGCTCTTTCTTCAAAAAATATCTTGAAAATTATCAACGAGCTCTGTCAAGCCGTGATGTTGAAAAATACGTTGACGGCGAGGCAGACGTTGTTGATTATGAAAAAATTATCAATGAATTTGCACTTCTGCGCAACAAATGGTTAGGAGTCTTAAAGGCCCTGGACCAGAAGCAATGGCAGATAACTAATGTTGTAAAGCTTCGTGTAGCAGGAATGGAAGATGCAACTTTATGATATTTAACGCATGGTGGTTAGGCAGTGAAAAAGCTCAAGGAAATTTTGGTGACATACTCACTCCGCACATTTTAGACCATTATAAAATAAAATATAAATTTGAACCAAATTATGTAAATGCCACATTAATTTGTGTTGGCAGTATTGCTAGGCGTGCCGGAGTCAACACTACTGTAATTGGAAGCGGTATAATTTCTAAAGGAGACAGGATTACTCCTGGAGCCAATTGGAGATTTGTCCGCGGTCCTCATACACAGCATCATGTTAACAGATTAGGAGGCAACTGTCCAGCAGTATTTGGTGATCCTGCATTGTTACTACCAAAAATTTATAACCCTACAATTACAAAAAAACATAAAATAAGTTATGTGCCTCATAATGTAGATTTCGCAGAAATATCACAAAAATATGAAAATGTTATCAACTTAAGAACAAGTGATTATAAAAGAGTTGTAGATAAAATTTTAGAATCAGAGTTTATCGTCTCAAGTAGTCTTCATGGATTAATTGTAGCACATGCTTATGGAATACCTGCTGCCTGGGCCAGATCACATAATAATTTAAAAGGTGATAATGTTAAATTCGAAGATTATTTCGCAAGTGTTAATCTTAATTGCGAAGTAAGTTCTTACGATTCTCCTAAATTTTGTTTACCAAACAATATTAACATAACTACTATTGAAGAGATTTTAGAGGAAATTGCAAATTTATGAAGGTTGTAATATTAGCCGGAGGACTTGGTACACGCTTACATGAAGAAACTAATATGCGTCCTAAACCGATGGTTGAAATAGGAGGTAAACCTATTCTTTGGCATATTATGAAAATTTACTCTGCACACGGAATAAATGATTTTGTTGTCTGCTGTGGATACAAAAGTAATATTATAAAAGATTATTTTATTAACTATGCTGCAAAAAATTCCGATGTAGAAGTAAACACAAAATCAGGCAATGTAAGATTTTACAATAACCAATTAGAAGACTGGAATATTAATCTTGTAGAAACAGGCGAAGATTCTATGACTGGTGGCCGACTAAAACGAGTTAAAGAACATATTAAAGACGAAGAAGCGTTTTGCTTTACATATGGCGATGGTGTAGGGAATGTAGATATAACCAAGTCTATAGAATTCCATAAAACACACAAAAAATTAGTTACTATGACAACAGCTTATGCCCCTGGAAGATTTGGTAATTTAGAGATAACTGGGGACAAGATAACTAAGTTTCAAGAAAAACCAGAAGGCGATGGAGCAATGATAAATGCAGGATTTTTTGTTTTATCTCCTCAAGTTTTAGATTACATAGACGACGATACTACTACATGGGAAGAAAATCCTCTTCATAAATTAACGTCTGAAGGACAGGTCATGGCATACAAACATACAGGTTTTTGGAGGCCTATGGATTCGCTTCCTGACAAAAATGCATTAGAAAAACTATGGAAAGGTGAAGAAGCACCTTGGAGGATCTGGTAATGAATGCAGATTTTTGGAAAAATAAAAAAGTTTTAATAACCGGACATACAGGATTTAAAGGTAGCTGGTTGTGTACATGGTTACAGTTTTTAAATGCAGAAGTATGTGGATATAGTTTAGACGCTCCTACTACCCCTAATAATTTTACAGAGTCAAAAGTGAGTAGTCAAATGTTGTCCATACTGGACGACACAAGAAATAGAGATGCTATTTTTAGAATTGTTAATACATTTCAACCTGAAATAATTTTCCACTTAGCAGCTCAACCTTTGGTAATAGAATCTTACAAAGATCCTTTTACTACATATGAAACAAATGTCATGGGCACATTAAATGTATTAGATGCAGCAAGACAATGTAATAGTGTAAAGGCAATTGTTAATATAACAACAGATAAATGCTACGAAAATAAAGAATGGCCCTATCCATATAGGGAAAACGAGCCTATGGGGGGTTACGATCCTTACAGTAGTAGTAAAGGTTGCTCAGAACTGTTAACAAGTGCGTACAGAAGAAGTTTTAATTTGCCACTTGCATCAGCAAGAGCAGGCAATGTAATAGGAGGCGGAGACTGGGCACAGGATAGAATTGTACCAGATGCGCTAAAGGCTTTTGGCAAAAATGAAGAACTAATAGTGCGGTATCCTGATGCTATTAGACCTTGGCAGCATGTATTAGAACCATTATCTGGATATATGGTATTAGCAGAAAACCTTTACAATAACAAAGAATTTGCCGACGGCTGGAATTTTGGTCCGTTTGATGAAGATGCAAAGCCTGTTAAAGACATATTAAATTATATGACCTCTAAATGGGGGAACAATGTAACTTGGACTCATGATAAACAAGAACATTTACACGAAGCTCATTATCTAAAATTAGATATTAGTAAAGCAAAGACCTACTTAAACTGGCGGCCTAGATGGCGGTTAGAACAAGCACTTAATGCTACAATAGAATGGCACAAAGCCTGGCTAAAAGGTGAAGATATGAGAAAAGTTTCTATAATGCAAATAGAAAAATTTATGAACGGAGAAACAAATGGTTGAAAAAATATCATACGCAAAGACAGTATACGGACAAGCAGAAATAGATGCTGTCGTAAAATGTTTAGAACAATCTACTCAAATGGGTGTCCATAGTAGACAGTTTGAAAAACAAATTGCAGATTTATTCGACAAAAAAGAATGCTTATACGTGAACAGTGGATCTAGTGCGTTACACATAGGCATGGAGGCATTTGATTTTCCAGAAGGTAGCGAAGTAATTACACCGGCATTAACTTTTGGTACAACATTATCATGTATTTTAAAAAATAAGTTAATTCCTGCATTTGTTGATGTAGAACCAAGAACATATTGTATTGATGCTAGTAAAATAGAATCTATGATTACAGAAAAAACCGTTGCTATCCTAGCACCAGATTTATTAGGTAATGTTTGCGACTGGCGTAGGATAAGAGAAATTGCAGACAAGCATGGATTAAAAGTTTTACATGATAGTGCTGATACGTTAGGAGCAACTGTAGATGGTGAAAATATAGGAAAGTATAGTGATATGAGTATTACAAGTTTCTACGGTTCTCATATTATTAATTGTGCAGGAAACGGCGGTGCCTTATGTTTAAACGATGAAAAGGTTATTGAAAAAGCAAAACTTCTACGTAGTTGGGGTAGAAGTAGTAGTTTATTTGACGAAGCAAGTGAAGCAATAGAGAATAGATTTAATATAGAATTAGATGGACTAGAATACGATGCGAAATTTGTTTTCGCCATTCCGGGCTACAATCTAGAAGGTAACGAAATGGGAGCAGCCTTTGGACTAGTACAACTAGAAAATTTAAAAAATAATATCGATGTAAGAAGAACAAATTATCATAAACAAATTAATTACTTTTCAAAATATAGAGATTATTTTGTAAATCCAGTCGAAGCTCAAGATGTTACTACAGGCTGGTTAGCATTTCCAATTTTAATTAAAGAAGATGCTCCGTTTACACGTAAGCAATTTCAAATTTACTTAGAAAAAAGAGATATACAAACAAGAGTTTGTTTCACAGGTAATGTTTTACGGCAGCCAATGGCACAAGGGATTACAATGCGTAAACACAAAGCAGGATATCCTAATGCAGATGCTGTTATGGAACGTGCTGTGCTTTTGCCGTTACACCACGGAATGACAGACGAAATGTTTGAACGTTTACATAATACTATTGATCAATTTATAGCAGAACATACATGAAAGTATTAATCACAGGAAGCAATGGATATTTAGGAAAAGCTATATCTAAAAGTCTGTTTCTTACAGGTAATGCTATCGGACATTACACTAGAAAAACCGAAGTTAATTTTATCCAACAATTTAATCCTGATGTTGTTGTACATACTATTTGTTCTTATGGTCGCAACGGAGAATCTCCTAACCAAATATATCAGTCCAATCTTAATTGCGGTATAGAAGTACTTTCGGAATGCAAAAAATTAGACAAACGGGTTACATTTATAAACTGTGGTACTTCTTTAAAATTTAACACAAATTTATATTCTATAAGTAAAGGTCAATTTGTTGAATACGGCAAGTTTGCTTCTAGTGATCAATTACAATTCCTTAATATGAATCTACAACATTTTTATGGCCCAGGTGCTACAAATAATTTTATTTCCTATGTTTTTGAAAATTGTTTTACAAATAAAGACTTAGCATTAACTGAAGGAACACAACAAAGAGACTTTATCTATATAGACGATGTTATAACAGCATTTAAAACTGTAATTGAAAAACGCAATACATTACTAGATTTTGAAAACATAGATGTAGGCACAGGTGTTACTACACAGTTAAAAGATGCAATAACAAAAATTAAAGAAATAACAAAATCAAGCAGTGCCCTTGAGTTTGGCAAAGTACCTATGAGAGAAAATGAAGAAATGATTATGTCTGCAAATACAAAGTTTCTAAACAAATTAGGATGGACATATAAAAATGATATCAACAAAGGATTAGCATTAGTAAAGGATTATTATGGTAAAAGATAAAGCAAAACTTACTGGAAAAAATCCTAGCAATTTAAAACAATCTATTATCTTAAATCTAGCGTTACAAGAAGCAGATATAGAATCTAGAAATTGTGAAATTAAAATAAATCATGACAAAGGTATATCATATGTAAACGGTGTAGAATTACCAATAATTTTTCCGAAAAAATGGTTGAAGCATACTAGCAAATTGCACACACTAAAAAAGGAATATAAATTTTACTTTAATGGGCACATAGGTAAAGGATCTTCTAGAGAAACTCTTTTACAAGATTTTATCAAACGAGATGACTGTAAGGTTGTTTGGAGCGACGACGGCCGTGTAATTGCAAAAAAAGACAAATATAATACAGAATACTTTACAGGGCTTGCAAAAAGTCAATATGGTCTATGTCCGCATCAGCCCGGATGGAAGGGAGATATGGATGCACTATGGACATACAGATATATAGAATGTTTAATGTCTAAAGTTATTCCTGTAAACTTTAGAGAAACTCCTCTTAGTAAAAGTTTTACAGGTGATAGTATTTTTGTATGGGATAATGACATCCTTGCAAAAGATATAGTATATGATACAGATATTTTAGATCATAATTATAATTTCGCAATTTCTAAATTTACTCTTTCTCCAAAACAAATTAGGACCATAAAAAAGTTTACGTAGTTAAGTGCGCACATAAATATCTACATGAAAGATAGAGTTGTTTTAGTCACTGGTGGTTTCGATCCTCTCCATAGTGGACATATAGAATATTTTAAGGAAGCAAAAAAACTAGGATCTAAATTAATCGTAGGTTTAAATAGCGACGAATGGCTTACTCGCAAAAAAGGACGTCCGTTTATGCCTATAGAAGAACGTGCTGCGATAATTAAAGAACTTGCAGTGGTCGATAAAGTCATAAGCTTCGATGACTCAGATGGCAGTGCTTGTGGAGCTATTTTTAAAGTTTTAAGTACAACACCATCTGGTACAAAGATAATTTTCGCCAATGGCGGGGATAGAACAAATACAACTACTCCAGAATATGAAACATATGGCGATATGAATTATGTAGAATTTGTCTGGGGAGTAGGTGGCGAAGATAAAAAAAATTCTTCTAGTTGGATACTAGAAGAATGGAAAAATCCAAAAACTATAAGATCATGGGGTTGGTACAGAGTATTAGATCATCAGCCAGACAAGGGATACAAAGTAAAAGAACTGGTAATTGCTCCAGGTAAACATCTTAGTGACCAACGACACAAGTATAGAAACGAACATTGGTATGTGTTAGATAACGAAGTTACAATAGCTCTAGAAGATGATAGAGGAAAAAATGGAGTTAGATTAGAAAAAAATCATAATGTAATTATCGGTAATAATGTTTGGCACAAAGCCATGAATGATACCGATAAGCACACTCACATACTCGAAGTGCAGTTTGGGGAACTTTGTGAAGAAGAAGATATTGAAAGAAGAGATTAATGAAAATATTTGTAGGTTATGACACAAGAGAAGATATTGCATACCAAGTTTGCAAGCACAGTATTTTAAACAAGCAACCACTAGCAGATGTGCGCCCTTTAAAGCAGCAAGAGCTACGTGACGCAGGCTGGTATACACGTAGTTTAGATAAACTTGCAAGCACCGAATTTACATTTACACGTTTTCTTATTCCAGAACTTACAAACTTTACTGGCTGGGCGTTGTTTATGGATTGTGATATGATCCTTACAACAGATATTAAAGAGTTGTTTGACCAAGCAGACGACAAGTATGCTGTAATGTGTGTGAAACACGATTATACACCAAAAGAAGGCACAAAGATGGATGGGCAAAAACAAACTATCTATCCACGTAAGAATTGGTCAAGTGTAATGCTGTTTAATTGTGCGCATCCTAGCAATGCTGCACTTACAATGGACCTAGTTAATAGTCCAGAAATTAACGGTGCATACTTGCACAGATTTAGTTGGTTAAAAGATGAAGAAATTGGAGAATTGGATCACACTTGGAATTATCTTGTCGGTGTTTACGATGACATTGATACACCCAATCTAATCCATTATACAGAAGGCGGACCGTGGTTTGAAAACTACAGAGACTGTGAGTTTAACGAACTTTGGAAACAAGAACTTTATGATATGTTTAAGTAAAAACAAAACTGACGATTATGTAAATAAATTTGCATTTGGGGCAGGATTACAAGTCGAAGATTATGATTATGATTTTGGCGACAACACCATTCTTATAAGAAGCATGGGTAAACGTAAACTTATCGACTGGTGTTTAAAAAACAATCATACATTCTATTATATGGATAGTGGTTATATTGGCAACTATAAATCTGATGATAATCCTATGGGTTGGAAATATTATCATCGAATTGTAAAAAATGATGTGCAGCACGGAAAAATAATTAATAGGCCAGATGACAGATGGAAAAGGTTAAAGTATCCTATTATGCCTTTAAAAAAAGGACGCCATATTCTGCTTGTTACACCTTCCGAAAAGCCTTGTAAATTTTATGGTATAGATAGAGATACTTGGGTAGCAGATACTATAATAGAAATAAAAAAATATACAGATAGACCTATAGTTATAAGAGACAAACAACCTAGACCTAACAGATTAACAAAGACTATATTTGAAGATTTAGAAAATTGTCATGCAATGGTTACATATCAGAGCATAGCAGCAGTAGAAAGTGTACTGTACGGCGTCCCGTCATTTACACTAGCGCCGACGGCAGCAGATCCTGTATGTGATAAAGATCTAAGCCTGATCGAAAACCCTACATTACAAGACAAAGATAAAATATATAAATGGGCTTGCCATTTAGCATACGGGCAATTTCATGTAAACGAATTTAAAGACGGAACAGCATATAAAATGCTAATGAAGGAGACATAATGGCAAGGCCGATAGTAGTATATAGAAAAGACGAAAATAATGTTGGTGATATAGCAAGTGATCCTTTACAATATTTTATACCCGGACAGTATGATACAATAGATATACTTGATCTGCCAATAGCAAGATGGAATAGTGACCAGCCTATTGTTGTAGGAGGGGGAGGTTTGCTGGGCAATGATTTTATAGGAGATAATTTATATAAATTATTATCGCATAATGATTATAATCAATTAGCAAACCTAGTAAACAATGCTTGGACTGCTTCGGATCCAAATCACCAAGATTTGCAACAAAAGTTTATGGCAGACCTACATTCTCTGGTAAACTCGTACAAACAAAAACTAGCTACAAAAGTTACAGCACCGAGGTATATATGGGGTGCAGGACATAATCAAGACACTACAAAGAGAGTAAAATTTATAGAATATCCGTCAATCCTTAGTATGTTTGATAAAGTTGCTGTGCGAGATTATAAACAACAATATGATTATGTTCCTTGTGCAAGTTGTATGCATCCTGCATTTAGGAAAAAGTATGCAATAAAAAATGATATTATATGGTTTGAGCACAAAAAGCAACTTGTTAAAAGTACAGAATTTGCCACCATGTCGATTCCTAGATTTATAAACAGTGGAGCAAATATCGAACAAGTAGCAGAACTTTTAGGAAGTGCTAATACTATTATTACAAACAGTTATCATGGTGCATATTGGGGGACGCTACTAAAGAAAAAAGTTATTGTAGTTGAAGCATGGAGTAGTAAATTTTATTATTTAAAACATAATCCTATTTTTGCACCTAAAGGATACTTTCCTGTACACGAACTTGCAGAACAATGTGAGATATACCCTTCTGCTATAGATGAGTGTGTTGCACTTAACCAAAAATATTTTGATGAAATTAGAGACACGTTAAAATGAAGTATAAAGTAACAGCATACATGAATGGAGTTCCTAATCCTAAAAAAAATCAAAACAAAATTAATATTTTGCGAAACTTTATAAATGGGGTTAACAAAAAAGGAGACGTTGGATCGTTGCATTTTTCAAACAATCTTGTTCCAGCAGATGTAGCAATGATACAAGGGTTTGTACATGCCGGCAGCGAAAGAGTTCCTCATTTAATGCTTAGGAAAAAAGCCATAGATTATCAAAAACAAAATCAAAGAAAATCGTTAATTGTTGACAGTAACTTGTTTAATTACAAAGTGGGCAAAGATCATTCGTTACAGTACTTGAGATATAGTTTTGATGGAGTTTTTCCTACTACTGGAAATTATTTTGACAGAATAGTTGATCCTGAAAGATGGAGGAAAATATCTCAAGATTTAGGAGTCAGACCTAAAGAATGGCGCACCAAAGGAAACCATATTTTAATTGCAACTCAACGCAACGGTGGCTGGAGCATGCAGGGTACTGATGTTGTGCAATGGTTAGATCAAACAATAGATATTATAAAACAACACACAGACAGACCTATTTTGGTAAGGGGGCATCCGGGTGATAAACGTGCAAAAGAATATCTTGCGAACAAAGGGTATAACCTAAGCGTTTCTAATAGCATTGTTGATGATTTTAAAAATGCATGGGCAACTGTTACATACAATAGTAGTCCTGGGGTAGCAAGTGCTATAGAAGGTATTCCTGTTTTTGTTTTAGATCCTAATCCTGCAATTAGCCAGGCTTTTCCTGTAGCAAACACAGATATATCAAAAATAGAAAATCCGGAAATATTCAAAAGGCAAGATTGGCTAGAAAGACTTGCGATGAGTCATTGGAAATTTTCCGAAACATCTTCGGGAGAGGCTTGGGAACACATAAGGAAATTCGTATGAAAATAAAATGGTCAGGTTTAGCAGATGCTGTTTATTGGGAAGGCATAGCAAAATATTGTGTGCCCAGCTGGGAAAAATTACCAGGTAAAAAATACATAGTGCATGATAGTAATCTAATAAACTATAATTTTTTAAATATTGTTAATTGGGCAGAAGTAGGCAACTACGAAAGCGGTTTTTGGAAAATACAAAGAGAACGTAAAAAGACAAATAACTTTTGGCGTAAAATGCAAAGCCAAGTTTGGGCAGTAAGGAATTTAACAAATTGTGATTTTGTTGCGTTATTAGATACTGATATAGAAGTTTTAGATTTTGATCAAATTGCTTGGGAAAATCAAATGGATCAATTTGTTGAAAGTGGACATGTATGGGCTACAGGAAGATCTCAAAGTAGATTGCATGACAGCGGAATGATAGTTTTAAACATGAAACATCCACAACTTCATCAGCTAATAGACGAGTATGAAAATATATGGAATTCTGGAGAGATATTTAATTTACGAAAAAGTTATGACGGAATAGCAGTTGAAAGTTTGTTTGACAAGTGGCCTTCTTATAAAATTATGAATATAGATTGGGGATCAGGGTTTCATACGTACGATGTAGGATTTGTACATTATGGTAGTAAAATTCCTAAACAACGTAGAATTGCATGGCCTGGAGATGGCAAAAGTCTAGTCGAAGATTTTACTAAAAATCTAACAGTAAAACATTATAAAAATTAACTAGTCCAATATGATTCCGAACGGTTAACCATTATATCAGATCTTTTAGATTTGCCTGCCACTTTACGGTTACCCTTCATATGGTCTATCCATTTACCTAGTTTAGTATTGATCAACGGATGTCCGCCACCGCCTGTCTTGGCTTCACGCAAGTACATTTCTGCACTATAATCTAATACGTTAGGTGTTTTAAGTTTCATCTTGTTTACTATATGGCCGAATATAAAACTGTCATGCCATTCGACTAATTTAAACATTCCGTTATCTGCATCTTCGTACATGCGTTCAAATTCTTGTAAAAATCGCTTGCAAACTTCGTCTTTTAGATTCATACCATAAAAGCCGCATTCTGGCCAAGTTTGTGATCCTTTACCACGTCCTACATATGTAATCCAGCTTGTTTCTGGTAATAGTTCTTTAAACTGATCATAACTCCAGTCGCTGTGTACATAAGTATCAGCATCCATCCATACACACCAATCTTTAGACCTTTCACAAGCATCGAACACTGCATATACCTTGTTTGCAAATCTTACAGCATCCCATTTAAACTCTTTGTTCCAATCTTTACGTCCTTGACGTGCAGGATGATTTGCTATATTGCCGTTTGCATGTGGAACATTTTTCCAACGTTCTTTAAATGCATTAAGTTTTGGTAATACTTCTTTAGCATTTAAAACTTTGATATTTTCACACAAAGGATCAACAACTGGAGAACAATCTTCTGCATACACTAATAGTTTGATACGCTTGTCTACACGCTTTGCAAAGCTGTCTAAAAATCTCTGCCCATATAAATCTAAACCAGGTTTATGGAAAGTTGTTACCACAGTTATGTCTGTCATTTTTAATCCTTTGTAAATATAGTAAGGTATTTAATGATGAAATTTAGTTTATGGACACAATATGGCGCACTCAATAGTACTCCTGTTTTTGATGCTTTTAGATATGGCGCTCGTTCTCTTGGCTTTGATACTGTGGATAATGGCGATGCCGATGTTGATGTTATATGGAGTGTACTATTTCACGGTAGAATGGCTCCGAACAAAGCTATATGGGAGAAAAATTTAAAAAGTTCAAAACCAACTATAGTGCTAGAAGTTGGCGGTATTAAACGAGGAACAACATGGAAGGTAGGGTTAAATGGAATTAATAGAACTGCTTACTTTGGTGATAGCGGCAATGATCGCACTCGCGCTGATAGCTTGGGATTGGTTTGTAAACCTTGGCGGACAACCGGCGATTTTATTTTAATATGTGGACAGCATGACAAAAGTCTACAGTGGCAAAACATGCCACGCATGAGCCAATGGATTATGGATACTATTGAAGAAGTACAGAAACATACTAATAGACCTATTGTTTTTAGACCACATCCCCGTTGTAGGCTTGATGCTATAGAACACCAATACCGTAATGTGCGGAGACAAGATCCTATAAAAATTATAGGTAGTTATGATGATTTTGATATGGCATTTAATAATGTATGGACTACTATAAGCTACTCTAGTAACCCGGGTATACACAGCATACTAAACGGTGTTCCAGCGTTTGTAGGGCCCGCATCGTTAGCGTATGACGCCGCTAATGACATAGATTTCTTACATGATATAGAAAATCCATATATGCCAGATAGACAACAATGGTTAAATGACTATGCCTGGACAGAATTTACAGTTGAAGAAATTTCTTCAGGTTTGCCACTTAAACGCTTGACTTCTATGCTATAATTTGTTATAGTATATGTATGTTAACACTAGAAGATTACATAGAAATTTTAGCTAATTTTAGAACAGAAGAGTTTTCTGGAGATTTTGTTGTATCCAAATCTGATTATAACCTAATACATAGCCTAGCAAGACAAAGTATAAATGGTATAGGATTTACAGATAGACAAATGGATCTAGTTAAAAAGAAAGTTTTAGAGTATAAAGATTTGTTTGTCACTAATAATATACAAGTGTCTGACAACTTAGATCGATTACGTAACCCTATTAGAGAGATAGACAGATCTAGATGGATTAAAATAGTAGACAGTTTACCTAATATAGTTTATGAAGCATCGAGCGGACCTTTTATCGCTGTAAGATTTGTTTTTAATAAAAAATTAATTACTGCACTTGAAGGATTGAGGTCAGAAGGTATAGAAAGTCATTATGACAAAGAAAATAAAATACATTACTACTCTTATAGTGAAAGAAATTTATTTACAATAGTTAATATATTAAAAGATAAAAATTTTGATATGGACGACAAAGTCCAACAAATTTATGAGGTTTGCGAAAATATGAATAATAATAAATCATCATATATTCCTGGAGTATATAATTTAAAATTAAGAAATTTAAATAAAAATGCAATCGATTACATAATTTCTGATATAGGATCTCCTTCTATAGACAACTTAGCACTGTTAAGGGATAGAAAACAATTATACGGCCTAGAACATTTCGACGATACTGATTTAGAAAAATCATATCAATCTTTGTCTATATTATCAAAAAAAATTATTACCAGAACAAAAAAAGAAATACTTGTCAACAAAACAAATTATACACTTGATAATCTTATAGAATCAATGTTAGAACTGTATAGATTACCTATACTTTTTATATTAGATAGTACAAACGATTTTGATAATTTAGTAGAATCTTATAATAGCTTAAAAAATATTTTACCTAGAAACAGTTTTTCTGTTCTATACAGAAAAGAAAACAAAAACAAAGACGAAGAAGCGTTCAACGCATATATTAAAGAAAATTCTCTTAATGCTAGTCTTGACACAAATCCAAAAATAGTGTATACTAGCATAGATAAATTTCCAAAAACATTATTAAAAACTCACTGGAAACCACGTGTAGTAATTGTGTTAGGAGATAGAATGGCAATGCAAAGATCTAAGTATCAGTATTATATAAATGATAATGACTTGGTGGTACACTACCGTAAAGATGATAAATCTACATATGCATTCGAATTGCAAAGGATAGAAAAAATTTAATGGCTAGTTGTAAACTAATAATTGAAGATGAAGTAAACATCAAACTAGAAGGACTAGAAGTTGACGTACGGAGAAAACTGGCGAATGCTCTCAAATTCGAAGTGCCTTACGCACGATATATGCCTCAGTATAAGCTCGGGCGTTGGGATGGCAAAGTTGCTTTCTTTGGGATTGGCGGCACTGGCTACGTTAACCATCTTGATACTATTGTCGAAGTACTTGAAAAAAATCGTGTCTCGATTGTAGACATTGAAGATAGACGTCATCCAATTAAATTAGATCTACAACCTATTACAGAACGTTATTGGGCCGATCAAGGTGTTGTATGGCCAAAGGGTCATCCGGCAGAAGGCGAAGAAATTATACTACGTGACTATCAAGTCGAAGCTATTAACAACTTTCTACAAAACCCACAGAGCTTGCAAGAAATTGCAACAGGCGCAGGTAAAACAATTACAACTGCAACACTGTCACATATTAGTGAGCCGTACGGACGTAGTCTTGTAATTGTGCCTAACAAATCACTTGTTACACAAACAGAAGAAGACTATATCAATTGTGGGTTAGACGTAGGGG